GTATAAGTTTTAGGGACATTGTTTACACTGTTTACTGTAATGGTTGCATTGTTGGCAGAGGTAGCACCACCTAAGTTTGCACCAACTACAGTAACAGTATCTCCAACTTTGTAGCCTCCTGAACCTGCATTGACAATAGCCATGCTATAGGATGCACCAGTTCTAGTAACATTAAAAGTAAAACCAGTACCCTCAGTTCCATTATAAATATTTGCTGGTGTGGTATGTGTAGTGGGAGCAATACCAGTAACTGTAACAGTTGCGTTGTTTGCTGCAGTAGCACCACCTAAACTTGCACCTACTACCGTTACTGTTTCGTTAGGTGCGTATGCTGTACCTGCTGCATTTAATGCTGCTGTGTATGTACCATTTGTATTTGTAATATTAAAGGTAGCACTTGAACCAGTACCAGATGCTGTTCCTGTTGAACCTGTAAAGGCACGTACTCTGTCCACAACTATAGAAGTCTTTGAAGTAATAGCACCATTCACTATGGCTGTAGCTGTGTTGTTATCAAGAGCTACTGCTGTAGCATTAGAAACTGCACCATTTACTGTAGATGTAGCCGTCTGATATTCTGTTATAGTAGCTGTATCCATCTTCCTAGAGGTTACAACTCTACCAGAAGAAACAACCTTCATAGCAAGAACTTCTCCAGTTCCGGGAACTTCTGTTGTACTAAACTTATTATAACCTTGTAATTTACTGTAACCACCTTCTCTATCAGACTCAAAGTTCTGTAAAATAGTAGCGGAACCTACAGCGTTAGTACCCTGTTGTAAGGGAGTAAGGTTGGAGATCAACCCACCTTTGAACTCCATAGGAAATGTAGTCCATTGTGTTGCCATTAAAAGTGTACCCTTGTATCTCTTAAATAAGGTGTTCTATTTATATTTATAGAACGTAAGTATTTTATTTGATCTGTAAACTTCTTCAGAGCTACATCTGCTGCTGGTGTATCTCCTCTAAATTGAAATGCATAATACATTGCACCATCAACTATCGCAAATCTATACTGCTCTGGTAATGATGGAACATCTAAAGCACTTTCTAAGTCATAACCAAAAGTGTAATATTCATAAACTATACTATATGCTTGGTCAGGAATAGGGTGACAAATAAGCTCTCTGCCTGGAGTTCTTACAATGTGTGTAGGCACACCTCTTATACTTGTATCTGAATTAAATTCATCATCAGCATATTTTTCTAACCATTCTTCATATACTAAATTCTTTAGTTTTTCTGTTCCTACATTTAAAGTATTATCTCTCTTTATACGAAAAGAATTCATATTTATTGTCTTAGCATCTGTTGGATAAAAGTACTTCATATTCCCTGCAGCTACCTGCAATTCTTCTTGTACATGATTCCAAGGCCATTCATATTCTTCTTGATTAATATGTCTTACTGCTGAGTTTATAGCATCTTTTGCTAAACTATAGTAACCCACAGCAGACGCAAAGTTTGCTTCAGTTAATGCTACTTCATTTAGTCTGTTGTTAATATCGTTAACTAAGCCAATAAAATTATAAGCCATTTATCTATTCCTAATTGGTAATGTCACAGATCTTTCAAATGTCAAACCCTGTGTTGTGTTTATACGACAAGAGACATTGTATCTTAAATTATTTATACCTTGACCAAAACGTGCAGTAGCTACATTTCCAGCAACAGTAGATGCTAAAAATTGTAGCCCATTAACGACTTGAGCAGTAGATACTTGAGTCTTAGTTCCGCTTGCATCATCAATAAAGAATGTTGTAGATACTATTGAATCATCACCTAAAAACCTAGACCAGTCTACACTAAAATCTGCAGTTTCGTCAGGATCTTTTTCAGGCCATTTGTAAGACATGTCTTATCCTTAATTAGTTATATATACTACGTTGTTTCTATTTACTGGAGGTATAACTACAGTTCTATTTTCAGCCCTTACGACAACTGTTCTATTACCTACTGGAAAAGGTAATATTACTACAGCCCTACTTCTATCAAAGTTACTTGCGATTTCTGCAAAGTTAAAAGTCTCGCCAGTAACTGTAGGTAATTTTTTAGCTAATGTAGCATTGATATTACCTAAAGATAATTCTACTGGACATGATATTGTAGGAACTATGTTAGCTATTACAGAAGCAATAGAAGGTATTATTTTATTAACTTTTGAACTGGCACTAGTAGTACCAGCAGAAGTATTTGAGACTTGCGTTGTTAAAGTTGTTGTAGCCTTACCTTGTGCTGTAGTGCTGTTAGTACTAAATAATCCTGCGACTGAATTAAATGCTAAATCAATCGAAACTGATGCGACTATTGAAGATATGCTTGTGGTGCTAAGTAATCCAGAAAGAGTTGCACTTGCGCCTCTAGCAGTAGTAGGAGAAGAAACACCTGTTGTAGCAGAGACACTTGCTAAAATAAACGTTCCTAGTGTGGAAAAAACTGGTGGGTTAACAGAGAGACTTACACCAATAGAAGCAAGAGTAGTAAAATCTTTTGGACCTTGGAAACCTGTATCCGCTAGAGGTGCGGCTGATATAGGGTGTAAGCCAAACATACCTTATCTTAGCCCATATCCTTCAGGTACAGTAGGCCACGTGACATTTTGTGGAAAACCAGATTGCTTTGTTATGTCTAGCAATGCTTTTCTATAGTCAGTCCATTTTGTTTTTTCTGAATCAGCCATATCAGTCCAACGCAAATTGTTTGAAACAATAGGGTCAACGTGCATTTTTAACAACATATCTCTCTGAAACCTTACGTGTGCTGTTTGCGTTTTAATTATTTCTTCAGAAGTTGGTGGAACATATTGTGCATAACTTGACCCCATCATAGACAACAATTCAGAATTATTAATGCTTCCATCAGGATCGTCAGGTGTTAAGGTGTAAGGTATCCAACCAAACTCTGGATGTTTAATTTCTAAATCAAAATCAGTATTTTCTTTGTTTAAAGATTTTGCATTTCTTATTTCTTCTATGTGCCAAACTTTTGGTGTTGTCATTTTATGAAATCCTTACGAATAAACTTTGATATTTATTTTGTCTTACTGTAAGCATGTTTCTATATGTTCCTGAATACCCAGTTGCTCCTGCATGAGCATAATTACTTCCTGAACCTGATCCAGCAGGGTTATAGAGAGTATTATGTGAGGGTTCGTTTAAACCCTGCCTATAATGTAAAGTAGACGATTCATAAGCACACCCTAATAGGCTTGCTGCAATAGTTCCACCTGCTGCCACAGTAAAATTAGTATCATAGACATTTTGCGTAGAACCAGCAGGATGCTTAAGAATACTTGCCCAAGTATAAACCCCTACTTTAGCATATAACAGCGCATCTGCCGGGCCACTATCAGTGATATTACCAGAACCCAAAATGCTGTTTCCGTCCAATGTTTTAAAACTATTTGCATTGTTTTGTATGCCATTAGAATCTAAAACTGTTGTGCCGTTTATCTGAAACCCCATTATGAGATCCTAGCCCAAAGTATATTCATATGTTTACCTGCAGTGGTGTCAAATGCTTGGTGACTAATAGAGCGCCATGTTCCAGATTGAGCATAAGAAGTTAAGTCAGAAGTGGCATGACCATATGATGTATCCCAAGAACAATGTCTTCCACTTATTATTAAAACCATCAGTGTTGACCCTGCAGTAGTTGCTCCTGCATTAAAATTATTGCTGCCTGTTGAAGTAGAACTGTGTTGCATGGTGTAAGTACCAACAGCACCATAAGTTGTAGGTCTGATGTATTTCATATCACCAGAACCCACTATGCTAAAACCATTTACTGTTTTAGGAAAAGCACCAGATTGAAAGTTTCTTGAGCCATCTATAACTGCTGTTCCGTTTACTTGAAAAGCCATTATGAAACTCTCATGTATATACTACTAGGAAAATAACTACCTCTGTCCATGTAATTAGCTATGGGTGTCCAACTACCAGAAAAATTGCTAACATAATTACTGCCACTCAACTGCGAACTACCAAACCAACCATTTGAAATTCTCCAATTAGATTCACTTAATGGATAAGCGCCATAATTAAATATTTTGATGTAATCTCTAATAGAAGAACCCGGCCCAGTGGTGGTGGGTGCAAGACCTGAATACCCTGATTGGGTATTAGTTGGTCCAAGAAATAGTGGCCCAAAACTATTTGCAGGAGTTGCTGTATAACTGCTTAGACCATCAATAGCGATACCAAATGCGATACTACCTACGGAGTTACGAGTAGTACCAAAAGTTCCAACAGCAGACGTATTAGTGGTCATCGAGCCTGTACCTGTCATGGCATTGCCTTGTCCAGTTTTTAAACCTTGAGTGAAGTGTCCACTATTGTTTACCCACTCAACACCGTTAACTTGAAAGCCCATTCAACCTATCCTTTAGTTTGTTGATTTGGTCTTGTTGGCCTTTGACTGCTTCAATAAGTACACCGACTAGGTTGTTGTAGCTTACTGACTTCTTACCTTCTTCATCTGTGTTAACTGCGTTGGGCAGGACTTGTTCTACATCTTGAGCTAATACACCTTCGGCACTACCTTCGTTATTTTTCCAGTCAAAAGAAACACCTGTTATTTTCTTTAGAATAGATAGTGGGTTTTCTATTGGTGCAATATTTGTTTTTAAAGTTGCGTCTGAAGTAGCGTTAAAAACACTAGCTGTACACGTTCCAGTTATAGTCGCACCACTTGATGTAGTCTCAAACTTTTTAGAGTTGTTGTGGTAAAGTTCTACGGCTCCATCTTTATAAAACCTAGCCATATCTTCGGATAAATCACCTTTTCTTAAAACTATTTCATCCGCAGCTATTAAAAGCCTTCTAGTGCTTACTTGTTCTTGAATAACACTATCTGTTCCATTGTGGTAAATCTGTAGGTCATGTCCTGTGCCAAAACGTGCTGTTACATTGTCGTTAAAATCAATTCCTGCGGTGGTAAGATGAGAGTCAACGTCACTATTTGAATACCCTGCAGGAGGAGTTGCCCAAGTTAAGCCACCTGTATTTCCTGACTGTGCTGAAAGGAAGTATCCGTTAGTAGGTGTATTACTTACTTTTAGATTAGCCTCATCAACTACATTATCTGCAATAACTGTTGCACCATCAGCAGAGCTTGTAACCTCGCCACTATGGTTAGGGTGAACATAGTTGTTAGCACTTGCGGCTATGCCGTCAAGCTTGGCCCCATCAGTAGCCACATCCCTACCATCAAACGTGGAGCTAGTAGTAATAGCACCTGTAAAAGCAGCACCAGTTAGACTAGCTAAAGGTATCCAAGCACCACCGTGAGCATAGTAAGCTAAACCTGTAGCGTGTACGTGAGCAAACATACCATGATAGGTTGATGCGCTGGGTAAGTCTGACAGTTGAGCATACAAGTTAGCAAATAAAACTTTGTTTCCGTTGCCATCAATATCACCAGACATTGTACCGCCAGACTTTGGTAAAGCATTACCTGCCAAAGTACCTTGCGCTGCTGTCGCATAATCGGCTGCATCAAACGCTTTAACATCACTCAAGTTACTGACTTCAGAATCCATTAAGGCTCCTGCAGCAGCTACATTGGTGGAATCAGTTACATCTGCAGATGCTTCTATTCCATTAAGTTTTGTGTGATCAGCATCAGTAAACACGTTACTATCTGATGCGCTTTCAACTAAGGTTCTTATCTCTGCTGCTGTTTGATCTGCTGTTGCACTGGCTTCTATTCCATCGAGCTTAGTTCCATCAGCAGCTAAATCTCTACCATCTACAGTGCCACCAACAGTTATATTATTTCCTATGGCAACATTATTTGAAGCATCCTCGAACATAGCTTTAGCAGCAGGAAGTGTAACGAAAATGTCTTTTTGACCTGAACTCCAAGATACTGGATTATTGCTATTTGAACTTGTTAGAATAGTTGTACGTGCAAGTGTAGTACCAGAAGCTGTGTATGTACCAATTCCTACCTCAAAATTAGTACCATCAGTGCAAGCATAATATGTTGTATTTCCATTACCAACACCAGCAAAACTAGCAAAACCTGATTTAGCCCCTGCTAGTGTATATGTGCCTGTGCCAGTAGTGTTTGTCGTTTCTTGAACTCTATCAACAACAATAAGAGCCATGCTAGTCTCCTAATTATGTTATACGTATTACTGCGTTGGAGGCGTCTGCTGTGGGAAAAATAACTGTGAAATCACCTGCTGTTGCAGCAACTGTTGCGCCGAATGAGAATACAGCTATAGCTTTATTACTTGCTGAACTGTTGTAGAGCAAAGCCCCAGCAGCAGACAATGTTAGATTAGCAAATACTTCATCTGCAAAATCTAAAGTAGCTGTATCTCCAGACAAAGCTATTGCAGGGGAGTCTAGTACATTTCCTCCTGCAGTATAGTTTGTTCCTGTGGCTTCATCTGAACTACCTGTTAACTGAGAGTAGTTAGTTGTAGCTTTATTAAAAGTGCCTGAAGGCGATGGTTTAATTAACGCTATCTTTAGCGTGTGTGTGTCTAAGTCGTGAACACCCCCAAGTAGCTCTTGCTTGAAGCTGTTGCACATTGCTGTAGTAATAGTACCCATGAGAATATCCCTTTGTTAAATGCACGAAGAGGCCAGCAAAAGCCAGCCTCTAAGTTTAACTTATAATTATGCTACGTTGTATTTGGCAGAAACTAACCCTTGTGGGCGTAGAATCTTGCGACCATATAGGTGCATACCACGTACAATGTCTGCGAACGAGTCAGGATCTCTGTAGTTTTCGACCTTGTTGATCTGCTCTGCAGTAGCTACCGCATCCATTTGACCTGCAAGGATAACACCAAAGTTAGCGTCTTGGTTTGCTGCACCTGAAGTTCCTCCACCTGTTCCTTTTGAAGGAAGTGCGTTGGTAACGTACACTTTAAAACCGTGTAGGTTATTTGCAACTAAGCCATTCATTAGCTCACCATTGCCGCCAAAGTCAGCGTTCAATAGACGTGAATCTTCGTCTTTTAGCATTTCAACAAAGATTGGATCAACAACTAAGTAACGATCACGTGAGTCAATGTTTGCTACATCCATAGTACGAGCCATACGTGCAATAACAGTTAATGGTGTTACTGTCGCTGTTGGCGCAGTTGCTATGCCTGGTAGACGAATAGCCAATGGAATTGAATGGTCACCAGCACTTGATGTAGTAATGCTTGCGAAGTCACCTTTCTTCAACTGGTGAGTCTTTAAAAATTCACCGTTGATCTCACCTGATACTGGGTGCTGTGCAGTACCAGATACAGATGTGGTTACCGCACCTGCTGCTGAGTAACCTGACATGTAAGATAGAACGTCAGCGTCTAGTGAGTCAGCCATTTTGTAAGCTGCTCTGTCTGCAGCTAGGCTTACGAAGTCAACGTGTGAGAACTGCTCTTCGATGTCATCCATTTTAAAAGCAAAGTAATTAGCTTTGTCAACGGTTAACGAGAAGTCTCCGTCTGCTAACTTCTGTACAGTTAAGTTTGTATGACGCTGTAAAGCGTTAACAGTTACGTCTGGTTCTTTTTGGATGCGTACAACGTCACCCTGATTTGCAATCTCTCCAAAGTAAGAGTTGTTTGTGATTGCGTTAGTCACGGCTGCTCTCCTTAGAGCAATCTGTGCCTGTTTGGAGTACATTATCGGGCTGAAATTGCCTGAAAAGCCTCCACTTGCTGATGTAATAGCCATAGTTAAATCTCCTTATAGATATGGCGTGGGTTTAGTACACTACATATCCACCATGAAGAGGCTCTTTGTTTTAGGGTAGTCAGCTATGCTTTGAGAATGCGCTTTCTCTTTGCGCTGGGCCTATACTTAGAGGTAGTTCTTTTGTGTGGCTAGTGCTTGATTAAGCATACACACTTTAATTATTGTGTATATGCCATAGTTGTATCTACGTGAGCAAGAATGTCAACTACTTTCTTGATATATCGTAAATAAATCTTCCATTACGTTGAGCGTCTAGTATTTCTTCTTGTCGCTTTTCGTATTCTTTTAAATTCATTGCTTCTACTTCAGATTCACGAATATGATTAGCCGCCTCATCTGGTTCTGGCGCTGCTGTACTTTTTGTTTTAACAGAAGATGCTGCTGCTTTTTCTGAAGGTTTAACTTTCTTCTTGTTAGTAATGCCTTTGTCTATTTTATACAGGTCTATTACACGTGATACAGATTTTGCATCATCAACATTTTCATATAAAGCATCTTGTACCCACTTAGGTTGGTCCTCTGCCCATGTATGAAATGTATCATCTTGACGTATTTCTATAAAGTCAGGATGCATTTTAACAAGTTCTACTTCTGCCTTTTCTTTTGTAGCAGTTACACGTAACTCTTCAAACTCTGCCATACGTGCTTCAAGATCTTTTGCTGTAGCTTTAGATTTCTTGTCAGCGATAGCCTCAACGATACCTGCTATATCAGGATACTGTTTAGACCAAGCCTCTAGTTCTTCTTCAGACTTAGGTAGTACAAGTTCATTGTTTGCTGCTTTATCTAGCTGTGCTTGTAATGCTTCTAGTTTTGAAGTAAACTCTTCTTCTTTCTTCTGAGTATGTCTACGCAGATCACCATAACGTTTCTTAAAGTTTTTTTCTTCTGGACCTAGTTCAGTGTCATCTTCTTGTGCTTCTGCTTTTGGTTTTTCTTCTTGTTTGGTATCACTTTCTGTCTGTACTGGTTCAGCTTTAGACTCTTCGCTACTGGGTTGATCTTCAGTACTTTCTTCATATTCTTCGCCTAACGCTTCTTTTTTCATAGCAAGAAACTCTTCTTCATCTTTCTTGATACGCTCTTCATTACTCATGTAACCGCCCCTGCCCATTAATACTCTTGGAACATTGGGTTTTACTATTGATTTTGTAGTTTCGTTTGTAGCCATTTGTTTTTTCCTTATGTTGGGGTCAGCCGAAGCTGAGTGGCCTTATAGTTATTTGGATTTTTTCTTTTTCTTACTCGCGATTCCACCTTTTGCTATTCCTGTTATGCCAAATCTGCTATCCAGTCCTCCTCCACCTTTCTTCTCAGTGGTGCTAAGTCCTCTTGTAGCACTTCTTGCCACATCTGTTTTTCTACCAGTTGATCCTGTTATATTTTTATTTGATTCCTGTCTGTCTCTTCTACGTTGAGCATCAGCTTCTTTTCTAGAATCCTCTCTTACTGTAGGTTTATTAACAGTATAACTAGGTTCAGTATCTGATCCTGTTTCTACCTGTGGTACTTCATCGTAAGTAGAACCATCGTAGCCACCCATAGCATCAAAAGTATCATCATCCCTAGGACGTGGTTCAGACTCCATTTCATCTTGAATACGTTTAATATCAATTTCATCTTGTATTATCTCTGCTGCTGTTTTTGTAGGATTAGGAGCCTTGTAAGTACTTGATGTCTGTGTATCAGGAGTATATGCTTCAGTAGGGTCATTGTAATCTACATCAGGTATTTTTGGATCAGGTATCTGACCTGCTGCTGTTGTTAATGTATTACCTGTAACTTTATCAAGTACTCTTCTT